ACATTTAAGATTGCAAATACCACAGCAGGCACAGATGCACTTGAAGAAGCAATGTCTGGCTTGCGTGATGGCTTCTCAGTAGGCGTTGCAGTTGATGATTATGAGACAGTAGATGGTGCAATGGTAATTAGTAAGAGTGAGCTAGTTGAAGTCAGCTTAGTCACCGAGCCAGCAGTTAGATCAGCGCGCGTGACAGATGTAGCAGCCAGCGATGAAGAAGACAACAAAGATTCTGAAGCCAAAGAGGTTTCAGATGTATCAACCCCGACCGAAGGAGAACAAGTGGAAGACACTACCGTTCAAAACGCTCCTGCCGTTGAAGAAACGGTGGAAGCTTCTTTGCAGGTGCAAGCAAATGCTCGCCCTGCGTTCTACACAAAGCCACGCATTGAGGTCACACCAGCGAAATATCTGGAGAACTCAATTCGCGCAACTCTTGGCGATGACAATGCGCGCCAATACATCACGGCAGCAGATAACACCACCGACAACGCTGGTCTTATTCCTACACGCCAATTGACCCAGGTTATTAACGGTCTTTCAACATTAGTGCGCCCATCGATTGATGCAATCTCTCGCGGTGTCTTGCCAGATGCAGGCATGAGCTTTGAGATTCCAAAGATTACAGTTGCGCCAACTGTTGCAATTACAGCCGAAGAAGCTGCACCATCTGAGACAGATCAGAATTCTGCATTTGTCACTGTCACTGTTCAAAAATATGCTGGACAACAGACATTCAGTTTAGAGCTTCTTGACAGATCGTCACCATTATTCTTTGAAGAATTAATCAAGAACATGGCTGCTGCATACGCTAAAGCAACAGATGCAAAAGTAAATCTTGCAGTGTATCAAGGTGCAACTGGCGATGCGACTACTACCCCCACATATCCAACTGCTGCTGAACTTCTTGGCATTGTCGCTCGCGGCGCTGCTTCGGTTTATGCAAACACACAAAGATTTGCAAAGTCAATGATTGTCAATACTGCACAGTGGGCAAATATCATGACACTTAATGACAGTGGTCGCCCAATTTACAATGCAGCACAGCCACAGAATGCTGGCGGTGTAGTTCGACCAGATTCAATTCGCGGCAATGTTGCAGGTCTTGACCTATTTGTCACAGCTAACACTGCTCAAGGCACTGACACAGATGGATCAATTCTTATCGTTGATCCTGAAGCATACACTTGGTATGAATCACCAAGTGTTAAGTTGCAGACAAACTTAATCAGCAGTGGTCAAATCCAGTGCATGTATTACGGTTATGGCGCAATTGCAACAAAGATTGCAGCAGGATCGTTCCACAATAACAAGGCGTAATAGCCACCTAGTCATGGGCTGATTCGCTCCTGAGTCAGCCCAGCAGAATCGAAAGGATCAGAGCTAATGCCAGCAATTATTAGTGCAACGCAACTTCGCAATGTGCTTGGCGTTAGCTCTGCTCTTTATAATGATACTTATCTAGATCAAGTTATTGACAGCGCGGAAGACATAATCTTGCCTATGCTGGTGCAGAATAGTTCAAAGGTTGCTTTTGTAAGCTTGAGCAATAATGTCGCTTATTACTTTACCGTGCGCCCACACGGCTTTACCACAGGGCAAAGCGTGGTCATTTCAGGATTGCCAGCGATATTTAATGGCACAAAGACAGTCACAAATGATTATAGATTTATTGGCGATTATTCGCCGCAATATGGTTATCCATATCCATTTCTGCCAGCAGGCTTTAACAGCACTTATGTCAATCAAGTATTCTCAGCCGCCGTCACGAATGCAGATGTCGAGCTTCAGCCAAGCATTCCGCAAGGCACGGCTTATCTATCAGGCTATAACGCGGCGAGCTTATACGCTAACACGCCAGCCGTTGAGTCTGCCGTCTATGTAGTTAGCACAGAGATATTTCAATCCCGACTCTCGATAGGCGGTCAGCTTGAGGGCGTTGATTTCACACCTACGCCATTCCGTCTCGGCAGATCGTTGCTATCGAGAGTCCAAGCTTTGCTTGCGCCGTATGTTGATGTCGAAACTATGTGTCAATAATGCCAGCCAATTCCATTCAAGTAGATGTGCGCGATGCGCTTAAGACTGCATTTACAAATTTAGCTGCATCAACTTATAACAGTGTGCCAGAGTCGGTCATCAGCCCTGCAATTGTCTTAGTTCCGGGATCACCATACTTTGAGCCACAATTACTTGGCAAGGGCAATGTCAAAATCAAGATTAATATAGTTGCAACAGCTATCGTCTCATATAACAGCAATCCAGCTTCGCTCGACAATATCGAGAAGCTAATTATAAGCATTCTGGCGGCTTTGCCTGCTGGATACATCGTGGGCGTGGTAGAGCGCCCACTGGTGACTCAAATCGGGGCAGCTCAATACTTGACTGCCGACATCAACATATCTACCTATTACACACAAACCTAAGGAGCAACAATGGCAACGACCGTCATCACGGGGCGCGATCTAGTCTTGACGATCGCTACCAAGAACTATGATGAGCAAGCTTTATCAGCAACGCTCAGCAATGATCCAACGATTGAGACCTATCAAACTCTGTATCAGAAAGCCTACAAACACATTGACGATCAATGGGGCTTTGAAATGGAGATGCTTGCAGATTGGGGCGCAGCAGATTCGCTATGTGAGGCACTTTGGACAGCAGCAGAAACTGCACCTAATACCACGCTGACTTGCGTATTGACTGCCGTCACTGGCGCAGTCTTCACATTTAGCGTGATGCCAGCATTCCCAAGCGTAGGTGGCACATCACCAGATGCACAAACAGTGTCATTCTCTTTCGTAGTAGTTGGCACACCTTCAGAGTCATTCACCTAAGATTAGGAGATCAGGAGCATGAAACTAGGACTTACCATTACATATAGTTCAGGCGATACAGTGACGGCAACGGTGCTGCCGCCTGAATGGGTTAAGTGGGAGACAAAGACAGGGCGCAAGATTACAGACATCAAGGGTGACGACTTGCTGGGAATGTCTGACCTTGCGTTCTTGGCTTATGCAGCTCTCAAGCGAGAAGCTGCTGGCTCACCGTTAAAACCTTATGAGGCTTGGCTAGAGACAGTCGCAGAGATTGATCCTAATGAGCAAAGCCCAAAAGCCACGCCAGTGGCTCAGTCGGACGGCTAGTTGTCGAACTAGCAATCGCCACTGGCATACCGATGCGCGAATGGGTATCGGCTGAAGACATTTTGACGGCTGTGGAGATATTGGAGAAGCGCAATGGCAAGTGATCCGATTAGCTATGACAAGCGCGAGCTTGGCGCAATCAAGCGCGCTTTCAAAGCTATGGACGAACAGGCACTTGCCGAAGCTAAAGAGAAATCAAGTGCTTTGGCTGACTTCTTACGCGGCAAGATTATTTCTGCATCGGCTGGACGAACGAAAGCTGGCACAGCAGCTAGGCGAATTGCCGAAGGCTCTAAAGTAAGCAAATCATCAAAGCTTGGAGAATTGTCATTTGGCTATGCATCACAGCGATTCTCAGGCGGCGCAACCACGCAACAGCTCTGGGGCGGTATGGAATTTGGATCAAAGAATTTTAAGCAATTCCCGAGTTGGAATCCGCAAGGCTATTTTATTTATCCCACGCTTAGGGCAAATCAGAATGAATTGGTGAGACAATGGGAAGTCTCATTTGCAGAGATAGTTAAGAGGTTCGATTAATGGCTGGCTCAAGAACACTTAAGCTGTCGATTCTTGCCGATGTTGATGATCTACGCAAGAAGCTAGGTGAGGGCAGCACAGAGGTCGAAGGTTTTGGCGGCAAGCTTGGCGACTTTAGCAAGAAGGCAGCAGCAGCATTTGCGGTCGCAGGAGCAGCAGCAGCAGCATATGCAGGCAAGCTATTAATTGACGGTGTTAAAGCTGCAATTGAAGATGAGAAAGCGCAGACCGCTTTAGCCACTAGCTTGCGAAATGTTGCAGGTGCAAGCGATGCAGTCGTTGCAGGTGTCGAGAAATACATAACAAAGACGGCGTTGGCAGTAGGTGTCACCGATGATCAATTGAGACCAAGCTTTGATCGGTTAGTAAGAAGCACGAAGAGCGTTGAAGAAGCGCAGAAATTGCAGGCACTTGCCTTAGATATATCAGCAGGCAGTGGCAAATCTTTAGAGGCAGTCAGCATGGCTTTAGGTCGCGCTTATGACGGCAATATAACTTCGCTTGGCAGATTAGGCGTTGGATTATCAGCAGCCGAATTAAAGTCAATGACATTTGATCAAGTGACCAAAACATTAGCAACAACTTTTGGCGGTCAAGCAACTGAGCAGGCAGAGACATTTGCTGGCAAGATGGAGCGCCTAAGCATTGCTGTTGATGAAGGCAAAGAGACTGTCGGCGCATTCGTGCTAGATGCAATCACGCCGCTAATTTCTAACTTTGTCGAGAAGGGCATTCCAGCAATTGCAGCATTTGCCGATGAGATTGGACCAAAATTAACGCCAATTATTGAAACAATTGTGTCGGTGTTCAAAGAGTTTTTAATTCCTACATTCCAGACATGGTGGCGAATTGTCAGCGAAGACATAATCCCTGCAATTAGTGCAGTAGTAATTCCAGTTTTAAAAGGCTTACAATCTGCATTCAACACAATAAAAAATTCAGTCATGGCTAACAAAGATGAATTCCAGAAATTAGAGCCAGTCATCAAAGCGATTGCGAAATTTGTAAAAGACAATTTAGCACCAGTATTAGGCGGCGTGTTAAAAACTGCATTGCAGGCAATAGGCAGTGTCGTTGGAACGCTTATTAGCGGCTTTGGCAAGCTTGCAGGATTCATTGGCGATGCTTACGGACAATTAAAAAACTTTATAAATTTAATCCAAAATAATCCAATAGTTTCGGGA